GGAAATCTGGAGATCCCCGTGGAGCACTGACCTGTTTCCCTCCCCAAAAACGGCGCGCCCGGTTTAGGGCGCGCCGTTTTCCATTGCCCGGCCCCGGCAAATCTGCTATGATTGTAAGAGATTTGTCAGAATTGTCTCACGCTCTTTGACAGAAAGGGCTGGTAAGATAGCGTCCATAGGAGGGATTTGTGTGAACGAGTGTATTCTGGTGGTGGATGACGATCCCGAAATCGTCCGTGCCATCGCCATCCTGCTGGAAAAAGAGGGCTATCAGGTGCTCAAGGCCTACAATGGCATGGAGGCGCTGGAGCAGGCGATAAACCCCGCCCTGCGGCTGATCATCATCGACGTAATGATGCCAAGGCTGGACGGGCTTTCGGCGGTGATGAAAATCCGGGAAAAGCGCAACCTGCCCATTATTGTGCTCAGCGCCAAGAGCGAGGACTCGGACAAGGTGCTCGGCCTGTCCATGGGGGCGGACGACTACATTACCAAGCCCTTCAACCCGCTGGAGCTGATGGCCCGGGTCAAAGCCCAACTGCGCCGCTACACCCGCTACAACGAGGCCGACAAGGCCGGCGACTGCCGGGACATCATTGACTTCAACGGCCTGGTCATCAACCGGGCCACCCACGAGTGTACCCTCTACGACCGGGAGCTGGGCCTCACCCCCATTGAGTTTGACATTCTCTGGATGCTCTGTGAGAACCGGGGCCAGGTCATCTCCGCCGAGCGGCTCTTTGAGAGCGTGTGGGGGGAGAAATACCTGGACCGCAATAATACGGTTATGGTTCATATCCGCCGATTGCGGGAAAAAATGGGCGAGCCCTCCCGCAATCCCCGGTTCATTAAGACCGTCTGGGGCGTCGGCTACAAAATTGACTAATTTTTTTCAAAAAAACAATTGACAAAACGGGAATGATCGCGTATACTGAATCCTGCCCTGTCCGACAGGGGGTCTTCAATGGCGGCATAGCTCAGTTGGCTAGAGCATGCGGTTCATACCCGCAGTGTCCCCGGTTCAAATCCAGGTGCCGCTACCAGACCCCAAAAGACGGCACCGCGCCGTCTTTTGGGACTTCCCTTCAGGAGTATCCCGCCCCGCTTGGGCAACCTGGCCCGTTGGTCAAGTGGTTAAGACACCGCCCTTTCACGGCGGTAACACGGGTTCGAGTCCCGTACGGGTCACCAATATATGGAGGCGTAGCTCAGCCGGTAGAGCACTTGCTTCACACGCAAGGGGTCACAGATTCGAGTTCTGTCGTCTCCACCAAAACGCCCGGTTGTAGGGCGAAAGAAGAAATCCATGGAATCCTTGATATCGCAAGGGTTTCATGGATTTTTATTTTTCTCTAACATATAATCATAAAAGCAAAAAACAGCATATTACGGAACATAAGGCGGTGGAAATGGTGGTGGAAATTTTCCGACCATTTAAATATCGTTGAACTGAATTTTAATGTATATAATCAAAGAGCCGCCTTTGAGGTCTTTTCGAGTGGGCAAAAAAGTCTAGGCCCCCTTCTTTTGGGGGCCTAGATTTATAGTGCCCGTATTTTGCGCATTACACCCTCGTACACGCGAGGATTGACGGTGTGCAACGTGTCCATCAGGTCATCCATGATCGCCCAGGCGTCGTGCTGGTCAACACCGGAGGCGGCCCGCAGGAAATCACTGTCTCCATAGTCCCCAACTACCGAGGAATTCTCGGGGGCTGCCGGAGCAGCGGAGTAGGATACCTCATAGGGCATTTGGCGCTCCTGGCAATCCATGCGGTCGCGGATGGTGTAGAGGTTGGCTAACTTTGCATAGGCTGGGTAACTGCTCTCCCCATACTCCAGGCGAGCTATCTCAATATCTATCTCCTTGCGGTCAAGCAAAGGGGGCACCCCCTATCAGTCTCGCTCCAGCTCAGACATAAACCGCCGGATAGCCTCACGCTCATGCTCGCTGGTCGCGCTCTCCATCATATCGCGGGCCTGCTCCATCATGGCCTCTTTGGCATCATGGCGGCTATATCCGCCCATGCGCCCGTCACGGCTATAACCACCACGCCCATCTCTGGAGTAATGGCCCCGGACGTAGTGCTTGCCACGGTTTGCATAACTGGAGCCACGGCCATAAGCACCACCCTCATAGTCTCCGGCCTCAGAGTACCCGCCGTCCTCCTCCAGTGCACAGATTTTGTCGATATTCTTGATGGTGTCAGTGAGCTTGTGGGCCAGCTCCAGGTCGCCCGCACCCAGCTCACCCTTCCGAGCCAGCTCTTCCAGCTCCATCTCGAATTTTTCTTTCAGCTCGTATAGTGCTTTCATGCTATCCTCTCCTTTCACGCCTCACGGCTGACGATAATGTTGGCGTTAACGACTTCGACGGGCTGGGCAGAAATATTCCGAACGGAAATAACTGCCCCGTCTCTCGTCGCAAACACCTTTGCGGGGATAAATACATTAAAGAAATCCCCGGCAGCAGTTGGCGTCACCGTACCAACCGAGGCGGGTAGCGGCTCACCATCAATGGAAATGGCGAGGGAGATCGCGCCAGCAGTACCGCCGGCAGGTACAGCGATGTTAGCCCCAAACATCACCAGATACTTTGCAGTCCTCTGGCAACTGCGGGCACAAGGGCCGCTCAGACGAATGACGCCTGCACCCTCTCTGTGCGTGATGCAGCCGTTGTTGCAAGTGTCCGGGGTCTCGTTGTAGACCACTGGCTGGTTGGGCTGTACGACCTGCAAATTGGCATTGGTAAACTCGGCCATAAAATCAGTCCTTTCTAAAGTGGTCGGAATCGACCAGTTTAAATGCCTCGAAATCGAGGCGGTTAAAATAAGCGGCGAGGCTGTTGCCCCGCCGCTGTTGTCAATATCGGCACGGGGCCGAACATCCAAGGAATCCTCGGAAGTTGATGTATTGGGTTTTAGCATCCACAGGTATTATAGCACCCGCAGCCGGCGTAGGGATTGGGGACCTGATAGGCCGGCACAGGCATGGGGTTGATGCGGCGGATCAACTCGGCGGTCTGGGCTTCCTGGTTCGCGGTAATAAAAGCATTCTGGGCCGCCTGAGAAGCCTGGAACTTCAGGCTCTGGTTCTCAGCAGTCAAAGTAGCGATCTTGTCCTGAGTCAGGAAATCCAAAATCGCCCGGCTGTTGGCGTTGGCGTTGTCGATGATGTCCCGAGTGGTATTCTGGATGGTGTTTTGCGTAGCGCAGGCGGTGGTGGCGAGGTCGTACCGCACACCCTGAATCGCCTCCCGGGTGTCGCAGCAGCAGGAGGCCAACTGAGCGCCAAGGGCATTGAAGCCCGCCTGGGTCTGATAGCCCAGGTTACACACAGCGGTATCCACACCGTGGAATCCGCTGGTCACGGCGTCCCGGATGGAGGCCTGGCCGTTCTGGAGGCCGTTCAGGGCAAAGCCCTCGTTGATATCAGCGCGGGTAGCGTACCCCTGGAAGCCGGGGCCGTTCACACCGTTCCCGCCGCCGAAGCCGCCATAGCCGCCCCAACCGCCGAACAGGCCGAAGATGAGGAAAAGTACGATAAAGGACATCCAATCCCCACCCCAGCCCATACCGGAGCCACCGTTCGAGGTGTTCGCCGGGACGACAGGCATCGTCACGGCTACGTTATCGGAAGAAAGACTCATGTAAATTCTCCTTTATTTTTATTTT